ACACAAGGTAAAGGAATGCATAAAAGTCTTCATAATAAATCACTTTCAATTAAAGCACTTCGTGATGGAGTTGTTGATGTTGATTATCAAAAGAATCCATATACAAACAAGAGAACTCTACTTGCTAGAACACCACAAGATTACGATACAAGACGCGATCATAGACCAGACACACAAGAATACGGCAATAGACTTAGAAATGAAAATGATATGCTTTTACCGGAATCTCATGCATACACATATATTGATGGACAAAGAACTGTTGGTGGTGACATGCATTTACGTGCTGGTCGTCAAAATGACAAATCTCAATTTAAATTTATGCGGAATCCTATTGAATATGGTGAGGATGACAGGCGTGGTGTTGGACATTCTAGTTCTAAAAAGACACCTAATCGTGGTTCAAAACACGGATTAAGAAATGGACGTGTTGAGAATTTATATGTGGATAATGTTCAAATGACTGGACGAGTTGGTATTGGTCATGCACAAGGATCTCATCAATTCACAAAAGCTCATGCTAAACAAACTAAACGTGAAGATGTAGCTGGTACTGAAAGATTTGCTGGTGGAGGAAGAATGATTGGACTTGAACACAGAAATAATAGAACAACTAAACTTAACAACAAGCGTCCAGTAACAGTTAATAGACAACCTATTGGACAAATGGCACAAAAAAATTATTCTGATTATGATAACCAATTTGTTGGTTTAACCAGAACTAATGTTAATAGAAGTGCTGCTGATCAACAACCTATTCCTTATCCAAGAACACCTACTGCGGCATTGTATGGTCTTAATAACCAGATTGTTATGGGAGCCAATACGCTAAATGACAGCAAAAGAGGAAGTGTATTAACTCAAAGTAATCGCCAATCATTTTTGAAACCTATAATGAAATTTAAGTAAGGTATTTTACCAAATAAGGTACCAAGGAACATGTTCCCCAAGTGCTTTAAGCACTCTTCTTGATCTTCCTAATTTGTTTGCCCAATAAACGGCATCATAACCATTTTTATCTTTGATTGTTTTATCAGCACCCCTGTTTATTAAATTTTTTATATGTTCGACATTGTGATTAAGGCATGCATCATGTAAAAATCTACCATTGTTAAAGATAAATGGTTCATTCACATTTAGACCTCTATCAAGTAAAAACTTAATTTTAGTCATATCTCCATAACAAAGATGTGCTGCTAATCTAAGATCTTCATAAGTAAATTTATTAAATAATCTAGGATATTTGATATGCGTATTCAAATTGAATGCAATATGAAATGCTTTATACCCATAGTTATCTCTTGACAACTTTGGATCTTGTCTTAATAAGTATTCAATTGTTTCTTGATGATCTCCTGATACTGCCCAGTGAAGTAGTGACCAATTATAAGTATCGTAATTTTGATTATTGTACATCTCTACTTGATGTATCTCTGAATTAAGTCTTTTCATTTTTCTTTCTGTTTTTCGATCGAGAATATTGATATCACCACCATTTTTAATCATAAAATCAAGAACTTCTACATTATTTTTTGCAGCTGCATAATGAAGTAATGACAAACCATTTTCATCAAATTTATTGAAATCTTTAATAGTTTCACACACTTCTAATGCCAATTCAGTATTTGCAAGTCTAAGGTGATTTCTGATAATATCCATTTATATAATTTTAATTATTATCTTTAAAATTCTTATTGTGTTAAATGGCGACAAAAAATTGATTAATAAGTTTAAAGTATTTGACACAACAATGTCCTATAAGAGAACAAGACAAATCAATTTAGAAAAAGCTTATTTTTCTAAGAATCTTCGTGAATTTATTTATGAAGTATTTCCTGACGAATGGGCTCCTATTGCAGCAAGAATTATTGAAAGTGGTGCAGAATTTGGTGAAACAGATAAATTCGCACCAAGATGGTCTTGTATTCCATTTACAGAAAGAAAAAGTAAACGTGGAAATGTAAAAGAGACTTATTTGAAGAGTATTATTTTCAGAGTTCATGATTGTATTCATCAACTTTGGGGTCTTCCTATTCCAACTGTATTTGATGAAGATGAAAAATATATGTTTAAACGTATGTGGATGTGTGCAGAAGTAGCTACTTTGTGTATTACGGAATTCTTGTATTGTCAGTGGTTATATGATACACAGGAAGAATTAAAGGAAATGTTAGAACATCGAAATACATTGTTATTTAAGTGGACTACTGAATTATCTGTTAAGAGTCCAGTACAATTAGCAGGACGTCTAGATCAATTGTTACACAAAAAAATTTATCCGAAATGGGTTAGAGAAAATGAACATGCTAAGAAATTTGTGGCAGATTATGTCCCAATGCTGGAACAGGATAGAACTAATATTGATTATAATTGGAAACTTCTTTTGGAACAAACAGATAGGTCTTACTTGAATCTGTTGCCAAATCAACGATACAGTAGAAAGCTTGACGGATTAGAATTAACACAGTGGATGGTACAAGATTTCTTACATCTTTTGAATACTGATGATGTCATTGATACAGGTTTGGCGGAATTTAATCGTGCTAGAAGAAAGAATGTCAATTTACCTGATGGATGGAATGAACCATTTAACTAATAAATACCCGTCAATTATAAGTGTTCCTATTGCGAGAACAATTAAGAATAATCTATCTAAATCAGATATTTCTTTTTTCCACACGATCCAGATTAACCATGGAACAACAATCAAAATAGCTATTGCTTCAGAAACAATGTGCAAAGTACGATCTTCTTGCGGCATATAATTAATATTACTTTTTTATCGTTTGATTCGCTTCACTCGTTCACTCTATTGATTGAACAGAATATATAAATTAGAGTGTATCGAGTGAGCTTATATTTTTTGATTGTGCGATTTTTTGTTTACAAAGAATGTATTGATTTAAACAAAATGAGTTTATTAACAAGTCGACTCAAGGACAACCAAGACTTTTTTATTAAGACAATTCTGTATCCTATGGTTCGTCGTAAGTTTGATACCATTCATCATGGAGCGAAACGAAGATATCAAAAGGCAGAAAAGAGTGGTGAAAAAACAAATAAACTCAAGGAATTACAGAAACTTTTAGCTACTGCGAAGGACTGGAGAGAAACTGAATTTGTTGATGATGATTGTATAACTTTCCAAGATAAAACACGTAAGCGTTTTGGTGATGAATATAATCCCAATCATATTAGAGATCTTGTTTGTGATATATATCTTCGTGCAGCTAGTACTTTGTGGGACAATATTCAATTGTATACTGATAAATGTTCGTCTGCAAAAAAGGAATTAAATGATAAATCTATTAAAAAAATTCTATTTGATTCAATTAAATCTGGTCTTAAGCATTTTAAACCTGTGGAAGAACCTGATACAATTAGTGATAACGATAATCAATCACTTTTTGATTATCATGGACAAAATGATTTTATGTTCGGAGGACATGAAAATAACGATCAAGAACCCGAACAAGACTTTAATCCAGAACCCGAACAGGTAGAAGAACCTGACAGTCAAGAACTGGTACAAGACTTTAATACAGAACCCGAACAAGTAGAAGAACCTGACAGTCAAGAACCCGAACAAGAACTTGTACAAGACTTTAATCCAGAACCCGAACAGGTAGAAGAACCTAATGACAATCCAGAACCTGAACATGTAGAAGAACCTGAAGATCCAGAACCAGATGTCATAATTAAACCTGCTGATGAAGATAGTGATTCTGATACTATGTCAGATTCTGATTCTGATGATTTAAGTGAAACAGATAGTGATTATTCTAGTTTTTCTGAAGAAGAAGAGGAAGACAATGATGTTATAGAAGTTGATATGAATAATAATACTAGAAGTGATGAAGATAGTCCTAAATTAAAGAAACGAGGCGGTTCCAGATCAAGCTCTGTTTCATCTAGAGAATCTAGAGAATCTACAGAATCTAGAGACACAGTTCTTAAAGATTCTCCATCAATGATTGTGCGTAAATCAGATTTAATTGAAACAGAATTTAAAAATAAGGAAAAAGCAATTGCTTTATTATCAGAAGCAGAAAAGACTGTTGTTCAAGAAGGTTCTGGATATACCAAAGAGCAAGTGATGGAATTTCTTAAGTTCAAAAAGTTTGTTGAACTTAGTCAAGGAGCGAAAGTAGATAATTTTGATGAAATTCTCAAGAGTGCTTTAGAAAACAGTGGTCTTAAGAAACCAGAACCTGTTCAGGAACCAGAACCAGTACCTGAACAGGTACAAGAACCACCAACAAAACCAACAAAACGTAAATATACAAGAAAAACAACTAAAACTGAAACTGAAAAACCAACTACATCAGAAACCGAAGATACATTTAGTATGTTTGATAAACCTATAACAAATATAACAACAGTACCACCAACAAAGAAAAAGAGTGGACGTGTAAGACGTAGTCGTGCCACCGTGTAAATAAATATATTTGTATTTTCTTTTTTTAGTTTATAATGGATCAAGAATATATGCTTCAATTGATCACAACACCAGTAGGTGCCAGTATTTTACTTATTATTCTTAGCACAATAGTATTTTATCTTGCTTCAGAAAGTGTTACATTAAAATCTGTAGCAAAGTTCTTGATTTATATTTCAATTGTCACTTACTTAGTTATTAGTCTTAATAATTATTATATACTTTCTGATTTTGAAAATGAAGCAGTAATTAGTGGTTCTTTAGATGATTTTAGTGCTAGTTTGTAGATCGCGATAAACAATGCTTAGAAGTTATATGTATAAAAATAAATGAGTGGCAAGAAGAATGACAACAAAATTAAAATATTTAGATTTGACCCTCATCAACGAGATAGAAAAGGTAAGCTTGTCCATTCTCTCTATAATAAAATTATTGTTGTTATTGGTCCAAGAGGTGCTGGTAAATCATTTCTTATTAAAGATTTGATGACTCTAATTGCCAAAGTTCCTGTAGCTAAAATTATTAGTGGCACAGAAGAATCAAATCATTATTATGGTCAATATAATCCCGATATCTTCATTGAAGATGAATATAGTGAAGAAATGCTTGAAGATTTCGTTGATCGTCAAAAAGAAATTACAATTAAGGTTAACGAGGATCCTAAATTTAAAAAAGTGGATAATAGAGCATTACTTTTACTCGATGATTGTCTTTGGGATGATTCGTGGACAAAGCATAAATTAATGAGATTCGTTTTTATGAATGGGCGTTGGTGGGGAATCACTGCTATTTTCGGATTACAAGAACCTTTAGGATTACCGAGAGGGCTTCGTGGCAATATTGATTATGTTTTTATCTGTAGTAATGGAAATCCGAGAGAGCGTAAGGTTATTTATGAAAATTATGTATCAGGATTTAAGAATAAAAAAGAGTTTGACAAGGTTATGGATAATTGTACGCAGGATTATAATGTTCTTGTCATCAAGAAGTCAAGTAATAGTAGTAAACTTCGTGATACAGTTTTTTGGTATAAAGCAAAAGAAAGAAATAATTTTCGATTTGGGAGTCCATTAGTCTGGAAATTCCACGGAGAGCAATATGATAATAAATATCATATCAGAAAAGAAGCATTAGAGCGTAAACGAAGACAAGAAGAACGTGATAGAAAGAAAAGAAAGAATAAACCACGTGCATTTAAACCTAGATTCAATTCTGATCCTGAAGTAGCAAGGGTGGATCACGCTTAGCTAGTAACAATAATATTTTATGTAGTTCAAGAGGTGTTTCGTTTGCATAATTACGAATACTCGTGTCAGCGCCATTATCAACTAAATATTCGAACAATTCTTTATTACCACATACCCAAAATAAAGGTGTTCTACCCAATAAATCTTTTATATTTGAGTTAGCACCTTTTTGTATTAAGAATTTGATATTTTTTTCATTTTGAGTCATGCAAAACACATGAAGTATTGTTTCTTGAATACCACCATTTTGAATATTTATATTAGCACCTAATTCTATCAATAATTCAATAATTTCATGATAAATATCATAATATTTACATAATATGTATAGTATCGTATAACCCTTTTTATCTTTCGCATCAATATCCATACATCTAATTTTAATTAAGAATTCAATAAGTTTTTTGTATTTTTTTGTATTTGCATCAAACCATAAATTATTTGAAATGTATATTAATTCTATTTCTTCTTTATTTAAGTTGTGTAAGTTCCATAAACTACTGAACTTTGATTGACTCTTTTGTGTCAAAAAAGAGAATACATTGTACCAGAGTTCTGTTGGAAAGTTCATTTTGAAATTAAAAAAATAATAATATTAATCAATTTTATTTGAACTGTGATTTAATAGAATTGAATTCTTTAATTAGTTCAATCAATGCATTCTTGAATAAATCATTAGCATTTGGATCTTTAATACTGACAATAACATGATTTTCCAGTGGATGAGGATTTTCATATGCCACAAAATCGACTTTTTTCATTAATAAAGTCTGTATTAAGTTTCCAATAGTATCATCTTCATCATTAATTCTTATTTTATGTAAATCAGTTGCCGATTCACTAAATGACAATTTAGTTGTATTTGGTTCTTCAATAGCATCGAAAATTAATGTTAACTTATCGATCATAACTTTGAGTGCTAAATGTATTAGAGTTTTGAGCTTCATTAATCCACGATTTTCTACTTCGAATTCAAATGTAGACTCATTTTTTTGTTTATAACTAGCAATTGTTACTGCAGAATACTTAGCATCATGACTTTTATGAGTTCCTTTTTCTAAAGTCATTTTGATTTTAATATGTTCTTGTTTGTCAGGAAGACCTTTGAGTTCAGCTAAAATAATACCTGGGAACACAAAATCTTGTGGTTTGATTTCTTGACTATAAACTTTTCGTAATCCAGAAGGATCACCTTTTGCATCAAGAACAAATTCGCGTGGACTTTTATCTGTCACAATTTCATTATTAATTGGCACAAGTCCAACACGATGACTTAAGTATTCATCACTAAACGGTGTGACATTTTCTTCAACTGTGATCTTACCAAATGACCATGTTGGTATTTCTGCAATTAATACACGTCTAATTGCATTGGCAATACTATTATTTGTGTTATTTAAAGTAAAATTAAGAGTATCACCAGATTCTTTAATATTAGAAACCTTTGTCATTTATTTTAA